GGTACTTTTGCAAACGTAACCGACTCACCACCGTTTTTCTCTACCACCTGTACTTCTTGCAAATAGCAACTGATTGATTTCTTTGGCTTATCCCATTCTCTAGGCTTAAATACAAGATTTACCACATCTCCACCAAAAGGCACATCCATTGTTTTTTGACCATCTGCATCAAAAATACTAGGAAACTTTTCAACTCCTTCGTTCACATACACCTTTGTAGAAAACTTTGCAGTCTTAACGCCTTCGTATTCGCTTAATCCATTAATGTGCTTTACGCCAGTCTGTGCCTGCATTTCTTTGTGCAGCTTTTCTAATTCATCATTCATTTCAACGGTAACGCTATGTCCAGAATTGTATTCCATATCAGGCTTTGCCAAGTGCGACCACTTGACCGTTAAGCCTTTAATCATTTGTGCGCCCATCTTTACAGGGTTTTTCATTGTACCTGTTTTCTTATTTACGGCCATACTATACTCCTATTGTTAATTAAAACCATTACTAGCATTGCAATAATTATTATTTCTATGCAATACTCTCTTAAATACCAAAAAAAATCTTTCAATCGATCACCTCATATTCTACGTTCATTGTATCAAGCTTTCTACATATCTCAGTTATAATATGGTGTCTATGTACTTCTGATTGGGTAATGATGTCGAAAGCATCAGATGACATAGGGTCAGAAGGCTTTGTATGACGAAAGGAAGCGCCTAGTGACCCTATGTAGGAGAGAACGTCTTTTTTACTAAAATGTTTATTCTTGATTAGCTTGACTTGGCTCATGGTATGTGGAGTACCTCATGTTATAAGTTAAAATTTAATTCTATATAGATCAAATAAATACCTCATCACGAGTGACATCTATATTAAATTTTCGCAACGTAAAGAAAATCTTGTCGGCCTGATAATCTTGTAACCTACGCTTACCATTTACAATTTGATGTAGTAGCGTATGGTTAATGTCTGTTTGCCTTGCCAGCCAAAATAATGAGCGTTGGACATTAGGCCTTGTTAAAACCTCTTTAATCTTCGTTTGAGGTTGAATTGGTGTGTTAATTTTAGGTCTTCCCATTAATATATGTTCCTGTTTTGGTTGCATATGTTATTACAATTATTATTTAAATGCAAATGCTTTTTTTACAAAAATATAACTTGCATAAATGTAATATGTGTTATTACTTTTTAATATGAAAGATGAAAGGATTTAAATAAAATGGCAACAATCACCAAATTAGACAGCGATAAATACTTAATTAAATACATTCCAGAGGGATACAGGGATCTGTATAAGAATCCCTATAGGTCTATAACTATTATTGGCAAGGATCAGGCCAATATTATATATAGAGATGCGCTATTGGTGGAAGAAAGAGACAGGATTAACAGCAGGCTTAATGGAAAGATTAGTTCTGTCAATATTACTATACCAGAACTTAGCATCGGCACTCTATTTAAGGCCTTTACAATTAACGCGATACCCTATAAGCAATACGCAACTAGAACAATTAAGCGCTATATCGCATTAATGAAAAAACTACAAGATGATTTAGGTAGTGATTTTCATTTTAGTAAAATTGATTATGAGTTTTATTATAAGCGCTACGGTAATCCAAATAAGAAGAATTCTGGTATAACTGCACTTCGATGCTTAAATCACATAGGCAACTGGGCTAGGGAACAGGTTTCTGAGGGCAAAATTAAGGGTACAATCAGCGCAAAACCGATTAAGCTACCTAAGACTATAAAAAGCAAAAAGAACGCCTTAAAACAGCATCAATTAGATCGTATATTTAGTCACCCAGACATTTGCCCTATCACTAAAAATATTATTGAATTGTATATATTGACTGGATGTCGGATAAGTGAGTTGTGTAGGCCTGATTTCACTTGGCAGCAAATAGATGAGATAGAGGAAGTTGCTTATATAAAGAACAAAGGGCATAAGCGTGAGTTTGATGAACCGCTTGAGATTCCGTTCCTTAAAAACCATCATTTAAAGCTGTTAAGAAAAATCAATGATCATTTTAAGCTTATACATGATGAAGCTGACGTATATCCCATCCCTATCAGTCAAACGCGCATTCGCAGTAGAATAACTGTAGCGAGTAAAGTATCTGAAATACCATTTACACCTCACGACCTTAGAGATACTTCTGCAACTATATTATTAAGGGAATCAGGAAATATCTATGCGGTTAAAGAGCATTTAGGCCATGCGAATGTAAAAGATACGGAAAATGCCTATGCAGATTGGATTAGAGATGATAAGAAGAAATCATCAGAGATGATCGTTAACTCTTTTTATAGTTAGCTTAACTGCTCTGTAAGTTTAATTGTAGTATCGTAAACACCATAGGCAATCTCTTTAAACCGTAGGCTATCATCACTCATCCGCACATAATTATAAGAAGATCCATCGTAATATAAAAACTTATAATGTGCGCCATCGACTGCCTCGCGCATTGCCTCAAGGCTTGTTTTATACGTTGAACTACAATGCCCCAGGCTAAAGTTCCAAAACTTCTTACCACCATGTCTTTGATTAGAGAACTCATTGCCACCGTGACTGATCATCAGGTCATTGCCGTAGTTTATACCCTCAGCGCCAGTTAGCTTAACATTGGTTAGGTCAAGTTTTGTACCTAAGATAACCTCAGTAAGTGTATTATTAGCACCAGCGCTTTGTCTCATATAGTAATAGCGAGTCGCTGGGGAAGAACTGCTGACGGTTACACCAGTCCTAACGGTCCACCCAGCACTTACCGTAGCCATACTAGAGCCTGTAATACCTGTATTATACGCATTTGAAGTAGCGCTATCGCTAGCATACCAATCTAAATCATCAGCATCTTCGGCTGTGCTGTATACAGCTATACTATCAATCGTATTACCAGAGGCCGTTAAGTCAAATTGTACGGTGTCGTATTGCGCTGGCATTCCTGCTGCGGTAGCGATTGAAACATCGGTTAGTCTAGTCTCATTGGTTGCGGAAGTTGCATCAGCAGCAAAGTCGTTAGTACCACCAGTCTGATCGCCCCCTACTGGGTCTGCTGAATAAAGATTTGCGTTTGGATAGATAAAATATTTGGCCATTAGGATACCTTTATAATTTCCATTTTTGTATTATTTGGATGTTTTTCAATTTTTGTTACCATATAGTAATCAGTTCCCATTGCTGTGCCATATATTTTAATATTTGAATCCCAATTTGAAAACTTTACTATATCACCAATCTCAAGGTGATTGTATTTAGGCCTAGAGCATTTAAAATCAATAACAACTTTACGGTCTTTCATTAAGTATAAATAAGCTTCAGCAAGTTTTGTAGCCGTTGTAGAATCTAATATTTCATTAGCATCAAGCATAAGTTTTAACGTATCGTTAAAACCATTAACAGTCGTTCCTTGTGACGTAGAGTCTGTAGCTGTAGCTGTCGATTTATTACTTTTACCAGCATAATCGTGATTGTATTTTATTTCTATTGAATTTTTTACGCTACCTATAGATGTTTGAGATATGTTGCCTAAAACAATATCATTAAAATCAATAATTTGATCTTGGGAGGAGTAATCATCCTTTTGTCGTAATGTCTTAATTTTAATCTTACTATCGCCTGATATAAATATATAGGAAAAGCATAAAGAACCTAAATGTTCAATTAAATCCTTAGATGGTATAAATTTATGCTGTGAAAAAGCAAATTTAATATCACCGACCGCATCTGCAAAATATTCTCCTATATATCCATTAGATGTGTTCCCTGATGTATCAAAACTATCATAATCTATTTCACTACTTGTTAGAGATAGCTCGCTACGCAAAATATCTTCAATCATAAATACAGGATTTTCAATTAAATCATTTTCATTATAACCTTGATTTCTTGAATTAGCATCTATCCAAGATCCATACTTTCTACCTTTACCGCTATAATAAACATAGTCAATCTTAGCAGGAGTGCTATAAGTAGCTGTTCTTACTTTCATTGTAGACTTTGCAGGAACAGAAGTTTGTATAGGTGGTCCATGAGGTTGTATTACATATCCGCTTGTTGGATAAAAATGTTCATATTCTTCCACTACATCGTATTGTTCAATTTCTTCAGATGTTATGTCTATTACAAGCCCAGCTTCATATATTTGAGCAGAGTGATTTGTGTTGTCTGAGCCACTTCTAAGGCTAAATTGTATTGGACCTTCAAAGTCAAATGTAGTTGTTTTGCCGCTATATAAACTACCAACTGCGGTTTTTGTTACTGAGTTATCACTAATTGTATCATGGTCTTCGTTTACTGAATTAGCTGTATACCTAAAAGTTTCTCCATTATCTCCTTCAAAATCAGAATTTGTACCCCATTTAACTAACACCGAGACAGCGCTATAAGTGCCTATACTATTTACTTTAGGCACAGCAAATGTCATTGTTGCTACAGAGTTATTTGTAGTTCCGCTATTAGCAGCCCATGAAGCGTAGTTAGAAAAAGATCCATCTCCAATCCTTTCTTCATCAGAAACAGCATAACTACCAGAGCCGCTTTCAGATGCAATATTAGAAGTGCTAATTGGAACATAAAATGATGCCCCTGCTCCAGAAAACTCAATAACAGGATTTCTACCAGTAGCATTTACCGTTCCTGTCATAGTAGCATAAGTATTGTTTGAATAAATATACACATTTTCATTGTCTAGCGTATGTATAGCCTGGCTATCTACTGCTGCTTCAACGGCAGCCTCTTGAACATCAAATTTGTCAGTTATTATTGCTGGAAAAGCACCTTTGTAAAAATTATAATAGCTATCAAAATGTGTTGTAGGAATTGTGCCTATATCTGTTTTTTCATAAAAATCACCATAAGCCATTGGTATCGGCTTACCTATATTGTTTTCTGGTGCATTTGTATAAGTTCCTGCTGCAACTGTGTTTTTAGGAATTAGATTATGATATTTTGAAGAATTATCAAATAAAGTTATTGAAACTAATCGATCATCGTAACTGATATTACCAGCTATGATTCCGCTACCGATCATCCTTTCTGCATCATCATAATTATTTACAGAGTCAGGTTCATTAGTATTTAAAAACAATTCCCATTTTCTATTTGAAAAGTTTTTAGTAGCAAATAAATCAGAAAACCTACCGTTGTTAATAGTTCTATCGGTATTTATTAACTTTAGGGATATGTTTGAAGTAGATGTATGAAAATTAAAAAAATCTAAAGATTGTATATGTTTTCCCCATGAAGATACTATGCCATAATATTCATCTGATCCATCAATCCTTGTAACATCACTTACCCCTATAAAATTAGAAGCGCTAGTATCATCATTGTAATAAAGTTTTAGCACCCAAAAGGCTGTCGTACTAGCTTTATTTAACCTTGTAGTTAATTCGTCATCAAAATTAAGCATTAATTCTTGCGCCTGACGTTAGTGCGGTGTTAATAGCAGGGATTAATTCATTTCTTACATAATCATCCTGAACTACTCCACCATTTATATTAACTATCACGCTTGATGCTTGGCCTGACTCATTCATTTGCGTTAGCGCATCAAGACCTATAGACTGCGCAGAATCTCTTTTTATAATAAACTCTCCAGCCTGGGCTAATATCGGTACGTTATCCCTGCCATGCACAACACCACCACCAGCAAACTTTTGTACTGGGCCACCATCGTGTGCAATTTTTGGAAATAATCCAGCTAGTAAATCAAAGCCAAGCTTTCCTGCGCTAAGTTTATTAGGTGAAAATAACTGCAATATAGCAAAAGAAGCGGCTTGCGCGGTTAACTCTGCTGCTATAGCTCTTAAAGAATTTGTTACTGCTGTTCCTAATGACTGTCCATCAACAACGGCTCTAGCTAGTTGATCACTAAATCTTCTAAAAGCTTTAGCTCTAGCGTGTATAGCATCAAGCTCTATACTGTTTCTTTCTTTCTCTGCTTCACCGTTTGTTTTTGTTAAATTTGCTTCTTCTTTTTTTAAGCCTATAAGAGTTTTTAAAATTTCAATTTGTGCTAAAATAAACTCCCTGTTTTGCTCATTGATTTCCATACTAAAAAGATTATCTTCATTTGCTTTTTTTGTTTTTTCACCAAAATCTTCTAATGCTGTAGTTGCTGTATTTATTGACAGCGCTGTTTCTAATAGGTCTTTTGATGTTCCTCCTGATATTTCTTTTAAAGTAATCATGCCATCTGAGGTTTTATCTATGTCACCTGTAAGATGTATTATTTCTATACCAACTGTTTTTGCAGAGTCACTAAATGCTTCTACTTCTTTTGTCATAGTTAGAGCTGTAGGCGCGGTAGCTTTTAATTGTTTTTGCAATTCTTTTAGCTTATCTGAAAGTTGTTTTACGTCAAAATCCTTAATGCTTTCTTGAAACTTAGCCATTGGGGCTTCAAGCAAACCCTCAATACTTTGCTTAAACTCAGGTGAGTCAAATTCTCCTTTAAGTTCTTTTAAAAATCTCGTTGCAGCTTTAGCTAAGTTTCCTATTCCCTCAGTTGCTCTTTTTATAGAAGGCATTAAAGTATCACCAATTTCAACAGAAAGAAGTGTAACTGCATCCTTCATGTTGCTAAATGCGCCTTCAAAAGTTTGAGACAGCCTATCGGTACTTCCTGCAATACCAACAGTAGGATCTTGTAATGATTTAATTAATGCTTCTCTAAACTCTGGCAATGTGGTTTTTGATAGGTCTGCAAGACCTTGAGAATCTTTAATAATATTTAAGATTCCACGCTCTCTTAGAATATCGGCTGCTCCAGCGCCTCCAGCGAACGCTCTTCCGAAAGAGTTTGCAGCTTCGGTAGCTGTCGTACCCATAAATGCTGCAAGGTCGGTGATTTCTTTTAACAGCATTTGTGAATTTGCACCAAAAGCTTCTAACTGCGCTCCAGCATTAACTACGTCATCTAATGTAAATGGTGTGGTTGCAGCTACATCGTTAAACTTGCTAAAAGCTTGCTCTGCCTTTTGAACCGAGCCTGTTAAACCCACAAGCCTTGTTTTTACAGACTCAAATTTTGATGCATCTCTTATAAATTTTCCAGTAACCTTACCAGCAGCACCTATTGCAAATGTATAAAGAAGTATATTATTTCTTAACGCACCTATTTGCCTTCTTAAACCAGATGTAGTACCTCTAAGTTTTTGATTAGACTTCTCATAGCCCCTAGTGGCCTTATCAGCTCTTTGAAGTTGCTGTTCTAGGTTCGTAAACCCCTTAGCTCTGACTTCTATTACAAATTTATTTGCCATTATTCATTTCCCTTGATCTTTTTTCACAAGCGGTAAGCTCTTCACTAATAACACGAAAGATGTCAATCGTTTTTGCATCGGCATTATATAGGGTGTCTGATAACGGTAAGTTAAATTTATTAGAAACAAAGTAATCGTCTATATAGCCCTCTATCTCATTGTCTAAAAAGAACTTAGGGTTGCAAAAGAAATTAAGGTTGTAGTAAAGATTTTGACCAATAGAGAACTTATTATGCTTGTCCTCTGCTATAATACGAGCGCACTCATCCCATATCTCATCTTCTGTAAATGTGATTATCTTGCCCAGAGTAGGGCTTTGAGCTTCGTAGGTAGTGACTTTAGTAGGATAGAGGCTATTCCCCCATCCAAAAAAGTTAGCCCAAGTTGAGATTCTTACTTTGCAGTTTTTTTTTGATCTAAACCCTTATAGTGCATATAGACATCATTCAATACCTCGTCTATCTGTGCATCATCTAATTTTTCTAGGGTTTCTTCTGGATTGGAAAAGGCTTTTTCCATACACCAGTTTAACAGATCAAAATAAGCGTCTTTTTCGATGGTGTTTTCATCCCAAAACACCTTCATCTCCAAACGATGAAGTTCTCTACGCTCACCAAAAGTGATAGGGCGAATCTCAAATTCACCATGCTTTGTTTTTATCATATTTTATCAGGTTGTAATTGCAATAAGGGGATTGCTTCCAGATGCAAAGAACTTAGTCGATACATCAAGCATCATTGCATTTGCTTCGTTATAAGCAACGCTTGTTATTCTTCCATAGCTACCAATAAACCCAAAGCTAGTAGCACTAGCTATTGTAGCGTGATTTGCTACATTTGAAACCACTTCTGTTCCTGCTTTAAAAGAACTAAAGTAGTCTGCTGTATTGCTATCATATTTAACGGTTGCATCTAAGGTTACTGAGGCTTCTGGAACAGCCCTAACAATGGCATCTGGGTTGCCATTTGTACTTTGTCCTACAAATTCTGCTGGATTTTCTATATTCAAACTAAAGCTTTGTATAACAGAATTTTCAGCACCAGCTATAGTTCTTTTTACTCCTGCGCTTAATGTTGCGAGTGAATAGTAGCTTGAACCATAAGCTGTAAAGGCGGAAGCTGCATTTGGGTTGGCTTGATCATAGCTAGAAAGATAACCAGTACGCGCTGTAGCTGTAAAGCGCAAGCGACCTGATTCATTGGCCATATCGCCACTAATTGATAATGAGGTAATAACACAACCTGGGAAAATAATAGACCTGTTTTCATCGCTTGACCCATCATTTGTTGTAGGATTTACCACAGCAAATGTTAATGTTTTAGTGGCATCTCCACTAACGCCAGTTTGCAATTCATCTGGCTGGTAATTATAAGGTACAGTTACTACATCGGTATCTACAGTTGCACCGCCTAATACGTTTTGAAGTAGTATTGGAGCAATCGTTGTATCAAAGACTCCAGAAAAAGTAATTTCCTTTGTAACACCTTTTTCATCTATTAAAACATCTGCCGAGTCTGCTACCCTACCATCTGATCCGCTACGAGCTTCTAAGACTTGTGTTAAATTAAAATTAGGCATTTCAATATTATCTATATTTACTAGATTCATGTTGCCATCAAGCTTTGCAGTTCCAATAGTCGTTTCACCATCTATTGCTAACTGAAATTGTTTTGGGCTAAATGCTTGTCCGTCTAAAGCCATTACTTAGACTCCTTCTTACTGGATGTTACTTTTTCTAAAAATTCTTTGGCTGCCTCTGGCACTTTATCAAAGTCTACAGATTTGCCACTATTTAATGCGTTCCAATCCTCAACTGTCAGTCCTTTGTAACTGCCAAATGAGCTAATTGGTTTTTTTGCTTTATATTTTGCCATCATTAATACCTTAATCGTTTACGCATATACTTCTTCAACTACACATAAGAACTCTATACTACTTGAAAGGTAATTAGAGTTCTCTCTTTCTAAATCATAGTTTACAGATTGCAATCTAGCATTATGCCACTCATAGCTAAAGTCAGCAGGGAATACTGTAAACGCTTTATCATCTGAAGTAATAAAAAACTGATCGGTGCTTGTGATAAGAATAGGTCTTTTTAAAATACGCAACTCTTCAGAATCGCTAGTTAAAAAATTATTACCACCAGAATCAACAAAGTATAGAAAATCATCAATGCTTGCTACATTTACCCTAATAATTTCCTTCAGTCTCTCTACAATGTTAATACGGCTGTCTAAACTGCGATTTTTGACGTATCTACCGCGTTCTTTTTCATTATAGGTGATAAGTATCGAGTATTCACGAATCGCACCATCTGAGCGTAATTCAATGATTTCATCCCTTCTAGGCGTTAAATGAAAGAACGAGTTTCCTCTGTACACACTATCATAGCGTATAGGAATATTGCGAAATTCTTGAGCAATTAATAGTCTCAAGTTATCCAATACGTTCTGATTAAATGTTTTATTGTAGCTGATCATATCAATACATTGCAGTTAAATAAAAGTTCTACCACTTGATATGCGTTCTCTGCATCTTCAAGCTCTGGCTCATAATTAACAAAAGTGATGACAGCATCATTCCATTTATAGCTAGATGAGGGGCTGTAATTTGAATTATTGCCAACCAGTCGCTTTATTCTATCTGAGTAATTCATTAATTGTTCTAAATTGTTTCTGCGTGAGTAGATTCCAGGCGTACGTCTGTATATTCGCATAAGTACACCGTATAATCTAATCTGGTCTTCTGTGGTAGGTTGGTCTAGTTCGTCTTGTACTGGGATAAATCGCAAAAAGAAATTTCCACGATTCTTGAAATCAATGTCATAAAATACAGGTAGCTTATTGAACTCACCCTTAATTAGTGATTCAAGTGGGTCAATAACATTGTCTTTAATAACTGCGGTGTATTGGGTAGCCACAAAACTCTACTTACGCCTTTTAACGCGCACTTTCTTTTTCTTTTTCTTCTTCTTTGTAGCGTAACCGTAACCTTTGCCCTTTGGCATATCTTATCTCCTAGAAATTTGTTCTGATTTTACTTCGCCATGCTCTTCTGGTAAGCCCATGACTATAATGCTCCACGCATCGTTGGTCGTATAGACTCCTTCGCCAAAACGTATATACATTCCGTAGGCCAAGCCTTGATAATCGCCATTGATTTCTTCTGACTGTATCACTTCTTCCATCGCTAGTCCTTTGTCGTTCTTAACAAAGACACTATACTTAACGCTGGTGTTTTCTGTTCCTGCTGTAAACGTACCGCCTGCGGTGATCTTGACACGAACATCGTCATAGTCTACGGCTGGTAGCGCGATTGACTTTGTGTCTAAAATACCACCAGTAGTATTGGCATTAACAGCTACAGGTACAATTCTGCCTTCATTCTTTTCATAGCTAGACTCATGCCATAGTGCATATTCGCCTCGTTTTAATGAGTCAAGCATACCATCACCATCAGGTGAGATATAGCGCTGCTCTACTTCTAAAGCTCTTTCAGGATCTACAGGTCGCATCAATTCAGCGCAAGCTAGTCCTGCATTAGCGCTAATCAATACAAAGTCATAATCTCTGCTTGCAGCACCCTGGTCTTCTGATTTTGTACGTTTAAATATTGGTCTATTGATATATGAGCGAATACGATCTGCCTGCTCATTTACTACGCGCTGTTTGACTGTAGCCCAGTCTTCTCCTGCTTCATAGGTTAGGTTATCTGGGTCTACTGAGCTGTATACATACAGAGCATCTTGCGCAGAGTCGTAGTACGCATCATCTGAAGAGTCTACAGCTCCAAGTGATGTCTGCATATTCATCTCTTTGCCGTCAACATAACTCATACTTACATAGCCTGAGTTATAAGCAGCGTATACGTTTGTTGAATAGCTTTGAAAGTTTTGTATTAATCTTTTTCGATCGTAGTTATCAATATTTGGTTCAACACCTTGAAGGTCGGTATTAATATTACAAAAAGCCTCAAGTCTGGTAGCCATTATGCAAGTCCACTTTGTTTACTGTTAATAAGTTCTTGTTCCTCTACGGATTCAAACGAACAGACAATCTCTGGCACATCCAATGTATCGATCATCGCCAGTAGGTTTGCAAGTTTTTTAAGCGCTTTGATGGATGTTTCGGTTTCAAAGTCTTTTTGTATTGACCTGCTCAATAATCTTATTGCACGAACCTCATCCATCATTGTTTGCATTCTTTCCGCTAAATCCATTACTTAAACCCTTTTCGACTACTTAACGTAGCCATTTAGTGACTTGTTCGACAAACTCATCTGCATCGCCTTTACCACCAGCGTTGTAATAATCTTTCCAGTAATGCGACATTCCTTCTACGCTGCTAGGCATACGTTTAGGTACTCTCCAGTATTTAATACGACAATGCACTATGCCTGCTGCAATATTCTTTTCTAATATCTCAGCCCAAACCTTATTGTCATAAGTTTGCCAATACTTCATATCAACCAAACTGGCATCAGCGCATTTTTGCATTAACTTTGGCCTATGTTTTAAGTAGTGCATACAATTATCTACGGCTGTGGCTGGCTCTACTTGAAAGAATGATTTAGCTGGACCATCATTCATTTGTGTAATGTATTCATAGCGAGATTCTATTATGCCTGTGGCTAGTACCATATCTACGGCACTATCTGAAGCATACTTCTTGCCCATTGCGTTACAAGTGCGCTGTATAATTGAGCGCATTTGCTTTATGCTAACCATTTAAAAGTTGTTTTCAATAAATGGCTTTACTTCATCGTTCCATATTTTGTCATCGTCTTTGCCTCTGCTTTGCTTGACTGCAAAGTCACCAATCATAATCATAAGCTTCTTCATGCCATGTTTTCTTACAAGTCTACCTACTAATCGTTTAAGCATATTATTTACCTGCTACTTTCTTGATACTAGACCATACGACATCTAATAGAATATCGTCTTTGTCTGTAGGGCTTAGTTTTACTAATTTTTCACATACCATAAATCCTAGCAAAAACCATTCCCAATGTTGTGTAAAGAATTCCATAATTAACTCACTCCTTTTAACCATGCAAAAAGACTACTAAAAACAAAAGTAATCGTGGCCAGTATCCCTGCAAACCAAGATTGTTTATTCTCTAAAGCTCGCACTCTGCCATTTTGCGCTTTTATGTCTACTCTAATTTCTTTTGTAACCTCAAAATGAGCCTGGTGCTTTTCTTCCAGTCTCGTTAAACGGTCAAGCATTTCATCGCGATACGCATCTAGTTTCATTTTGTTGACTTTCTACGCTGCTTAGAACCGCGACCGTTACCAAGTTTTGCCTCAATATAATTTAATTGATCTGTAAGTTCGTCATTTAACTCTGCAAACTTTTCAATCATTAAATTCTTAGAATCAATAAGTTTTATAATGATTTGATGTAAGTCATCAATCTTTTTATTTAACTCAGATGTCATCCATTTAAATGTCATCCATAATATTCCTGCTGCTAATCCAGCAAAACCTACTTCGGTCCAATTTTCCACTATATCTCTTTTCTAAAAACAAGGGGGAGACAAAGCTCCCCCTTTAGGTTGTTATGCTTCTTCAGTTTCTAAACTATTTTTTAAGCTAGAAACGAAGCTTTGTCTACCCATTTCCATCTGCTGAAGATTGAACTTTGCGTTGTCAACCTTGCGATTAAGGTCATTGATATGAGCGACCATTACCTTTTCTTCGTCTTTCATATCATTGATCTTATACTCTTTTTCATCGAGTACAAGAGTTGGTTCGTTTTGTTTCTCTTTTTTAGCCATTTTAGACTCCTGTTTATCGTTATTTGAAAATGTTTACTTTTTCCATTAGAGTTTTATTTTTTTCCTCTAATTCTCTTGTGCGCTTCGTTTCTATTGCGCTAATGCGACTATTTAGGTCGCTTAAATCTTTTTCAATTATTTCTATATGTCTTTGGTTATCTGCCATACGCTTCTGGGCTTGGTAATAACTGCCGACAATAATTGTAACCAGCACCACAATCTGCACGAGCCATTTAATATTAATCGTGATAGCAAGGTCATCATTCAGGTTTGCCATCTATATCAAACTCCGTTGTGTCTGGTGGTAATTCTGTTTTAATTCCAATTCTTTCTTCAAACTTATTTACAGCAGGTTCTAGCGTGCCTTTTGCATCCGCAATTACAATCACAATCGCAGTCACACAAAGTGTATAAAACCATATCATTTCTTTCCATCTCTTAATCTCATAATTTCTACTTCAATTCTTCTAATTTTTTCATCTTGCCTAACATCGCTTGGTATTGGTAAGTCTTGCATCGCTTTCATTTCTTCAATAGAGGTCTCATTCCCTTGCGCTTGATGCTCTAAAAAACTAATTCTAGTATTTAGCTGTCCATAGCCCCAAACCATTGCAGAAATAAAACCCACCGCTTGTATTAACATCGGAAGACTAATATTGAAACTAGAATTTTCTCCTATAGGTTGCTTATTTGTCATAATAACACATAAAATAAATAGCAGTCGCAAACACACAGAGTGCTATTGCCTGTAAAGCTATTTCATTCATTTTTTGGTCTTGGTCTTGGCTTTGGCTTTTTATTAATAACAATACTTTTAGTATAAACAGGTTTTATATGCGGTCTTGTTTCCCAGTATCTATAATCATCTGTATTCCAACCAATCGCTATTGCATTTGGATAATATCTATGTGCAAAAGCATCTGATCTATACACCTTGATCACCCTGCCACTATCAGAATAAGTTATAACCTCAGATGGTACAGGTTCGCCCATATCGCCACTAAGAGCATAGCCTAAAATTAATCCTAGCATAAACTGTATCATCAATTACTACCGTTGTTTATGCGTTGTGCATCTATATAAAGTTTATTAAAATCCATTGCTGTAGAATCAAGCTGTAGCTGGATCAGTTTAAATAAGCTATCCACTTCAAATGCGTTTCTTGTTACCTCTGCATTTAATTCATCTCTGGTTTTCCCAAAGTAAAATTCATCTGCACAACTAATAGCTGTAAAGACAAAAGCAAGAGTAAATGCAATGATTACCAGCACATTGACCGCTTTGTCAAAGTTTGCAAATTGGCTTAATTTTTTACGCATTTTCTAAAGCTTCTACTTTTGCTGATAGTTCTTGAACTGCTTTAATTAGTGGTGCTATTAAGTCATTATAATTAAGACCATATTCTCCATCTTTATCGCCAAATACAGAATCTTTAAGTTTTCCATCTTTTAAATCTTGGGCTATTAGTCCATAATGTTTTTTATTATAATCATCATGTGTTTCTTCAAGATTTTTTATATTATAAGATTTTGGCTTTAATGTATTAACAAAGTCAATACCTAAATCACAATCTTTTATATTTTCTTTCTTTGTTTCATCTGATACAACAACAGAATTTGCTGTATATAAAACTGATACTTGCCTTGCACTGCTTCCAATGTTGTAAGTATTATCAGCTTCAGGAATAATACTACCAGCTGCTGGAATATTCCATCTCGCTGTAGCAGCTGAAGTTCCGCTATTAGTTTTGAAAACAATTCTGCCTGGCATATCGTTACCACCTGGAGTTCCATCTACCTCAACATCTATACTTGCAGCTACTGTATTAATATCAGTACCATCAGCACCACAAAAGAACAAAGCACCAAGCCTATCACCATCGGCAGCAACAGTAGACGAACCATCTGAAGTACCTCTACTTCTTCCAAAAAATATTATTGGTGCAGCTCCAGATGATGTTCCTGTATTCCCCACTAATGACATTGAAGAAGTATCGTAAGATGTTCCTTCAACTTGGAATTGTGAACTAACTCCTGACATTTCTCTTATAGCTCCACTTCCTACTAAAACTCTGCCATCAGATTTAAATGTAGTTGATTGTGAGCCATTAGTATATACTCTTAAATCACCGCCATGTCCACTTGAAGAAATACCTGTATCAGCACCTGCTAAGGCTGTTCCTGTAAAATATATTCCACCTGTTGATTTTACAACACTATCAGATTCAAGTGTAAGGTGTTCAGTCATTGTTCCTGCCTTCATTGTTCTAAAAGTTATAGAACCATCTTCAGTTGTATCACTATTATCTACGATGTTTGCCCTTATATCTGCATAGGTTGTTGCTTCTGAGGCACTATTATTAGCAACGAAAGCTGTGGTGTGTATTAACTGACCATCTGTGCTTCTATCACTATAGAATTGTGCATAAGTATCATCTCCAGTTGGAGCATCTACTTTAAACTGTCCAGTAATTTTTGTTTGTGCGCTTGTAACCTCTATTCTTTCAGCTCCACCAGTTGCAAATCTTAATGTATTAGCAGTTCCTCTGTACATTCCTGTATCTGTATCTGAGTTAAATGAATAGGTTGGTGTACTTGCTGAACCTGCTGAATCATTAATTGCGAATTTTCCTTCACCATAATGGTATATATCTCCTGTGCCACCTGAAGAACCAAATTGAACATCGCCATTTGCTTTAATTCTAAGTCTTTCAATTAAACTGCCAGAAGGTGCTGTTCTGAATACAAATTCCCCATCATCTTTGTTTGTTGTATCTGAACCACTAACAATTAGCATATCACCTACTGAAGTCCCATTCCATTTACCAACTATTCCCATAATTGTAGAATCAGCACTACTTCTATTAGCATCACCATCAATTTGAGAACCAGAATTTCCTGTATTTTTCATTAACATTGTTGTTGATGTAGCTGACTCTAAATGTAGTTGATTTGACGGATCGTTCGTACCAATACCAGTACGACCTCCTCCTTTTACTGAAAATAAATCATTTGCATCTTTGTCTTGTACTCTTAATGAATAATCTGCATTATCAGCACCACCTTTGACAAACGCTCCCCAGCCTGTTGCTGATGTATTAGTAAACGATCCTATATATGCACTACCTGTTGAACCTGAAACAGTCAATGTACTTGCCATATCTACAGCACCATCAATATCTACTACATCTAAGTTAGCTGTACCATCTACATCTATATCGCCAGAAATATCCAAAGACGTTGCTTCAATCTCACCACTTGCTTTCATCGTTACGCCATCACCACCAGCAACTCTAAATATTATTTCATCATCTGTACTAAATTTGATTTGATTGTCTGCATCTCTACCAGCTACTAAACTTGCGTTCAATATTGATGTTAATCCAGTTTGTGAAGCATCTACTGCAAAATCTATATTGTCGTTTGTTGTATCATAAGTAACAGTAATTCCACTTTCAGTATTACTGCTGACCATATTTGTTCCGACTGTATCTCTAATATATGTGGCTAACGCTACGCTTTCTACTGTTATTGCATCAGCTTCTAAAGTTCCATCTACATCTACATTACCAGATATATCAAGCGATCCAAAAGCACCAACACCAGTTGTTGTTATATTGCTTGAGCCAGTATCTATTGTGCCAAATCCGCTTGTAATACTTCCTGAATTTAATGCTCCAGTTGTAACAATATTTGAGCCACCAACATTATGACTTGCGAAATATGTAGAAACTGTATCTACATTTGTCATTCGCATTGTACCGCCATCGTTGATTAAAATACCATCTC